TGCAACTTTTGCTACAGCAATCACACAAGCTCCACATGCATATCTTATACGAGCTTTAAAACACTCAGGGTTTTTTGAAGTTGTAGAAAGAGTGTCCTTAGAATCTGTTACAAAAGAAAGACAATTAATACGTTCAACGAGAGAAACATTTGACGAAGATCAAAAACTTCTACCTTTGAAATTTGGTGATATGATTATGACAGGCGGAGTATTATCTTATCAAGCTAACATAAGCTCTGGTGGAGCAGGAGCAAGAAATTTAGGAATAGGCTTTTCTAAACAGTACAGAGAAGATATAATCACTATTAGTTTAAGAACAGTGTCTGTAAGTACAGGCAGAGTTCTCACAGAAGTTTTAGTAACTAAGACTGTTTTATCAGCATCGTTAGATAGTGATGTGTTTAGGTTTATAAGCCAAGGAACAGAACTTATTGAGATAGAAGGGGGAAGTGTTAGAAACGAGCCAATGAGCGTAGCTTTACAAATAGCTATAGAAACGGCAGTGTTAGAAACAATTAAAGAAGGTTTAGATAAAGATTATTGGAGGTTAATACAATGAAAAAATATCTATTTATACTTATGTTCTGTGTACCTATATATGCAGCAGACAATGAAATATTCATTGATCAAAGTTCAGGAGCATCTAATTCTAATATAGATTTAGAACAATTAGGTTCTGGTAATATTATTGGAGGAGCACTTGCAGCAGCAGGTTCTATGACTGATTTAAATTTAGTTGGAACAGGACTTACGCTGGATATAAATCAAATTGGTGATACAAACAAATTTCTAGGGGATATTGTTTCAGACACATACACAGGGTTTTTTGAGTTTGATGGCAACAGTAATACTTTTAATATGAACACCGATAAAACTAACACGTATGGTGCAGATAGTTCTAATGTAAATGTAGATGTAACTGGAAATAGTAATACATTTACGTTAAATCAAGCCACTTCTGCTTTAGCAAGTACCTTGGACCTTGATTGGATTATTAATGGTTCTAGTAATACAATTACATCTTCAATCAATGTAGATGCTGCTACAAACTATGTAAACATAGACGGATCAGATAATGCTTTAACACACACAGCTACTGGTTATGCGGGTAATTACTTTTACCTAGATCATGACGGAGCTAATAGAACATTTAATGTTACACAATCATCAACTTTAGATAATGACTGGCTTAAAATACTTAGTTCTGGTACTAGCACTTCTACTGTCTGCGTCATTCAAAACGACCAAGGCACAGGCACAAGCTGTTGATATAGGAAATATCAGTGAGCTAAAAGGCAACGCTCAAGTAGTTAGAGACAAACCGTATGGTGCTGAGCTAGCATTTCCTATACAGCAACTAGATAATGTTAAAACAGAAACTGGTCGAGTTGCTATAACTTTCGCTGATGACACAATTGTTCGTGTTATGGACCACAGCAAATTAGTTATAGACACATACATATATGATCCTAACCCTAAAAAATCTGAGATGGCTCTTAGGTTTGCTAGTGGTACTGCAAGATTTGTAACAGGAAAATTTAATAATAAAAAGAATATAAAAATCAGTACTCCTAGTGCTGATGTGTTTGTTAGAGGAACAGATTTTACAATCACAACTACACCAGAAACTGGTTCTTCTTTAGTTATTTTATTGCCCGACGAGTACGGAAAATCTAGTGGAGAAATAATTGTAGCCACCGCTATGGGTCAAGTTATATTGAATCAACCTTATCAAGCAACCACAGCAATGACCTATAACCAAGCCCCTTCTAAACCTGTAACGTTAGACATTAGTTTAGAGTTTATAGATAATATGTTAATAGTGAATCCTCCGATTGAAAAAGATAATATTCAAGAGGGCACTCAAGTAGGCGCAACAGCAGATTATTTAGATTTTAACGATTTAGATATAGACTTTTTAGCAGAAGACTTTTTAGATAACGAAGCTGACCTAGAGTTTACAGAACTAGATATAAATTATTTAGATGTAAATTTTTTAGAAGATCTACTTAATATACTTGATGCGTTAGCTATAGGTGAAGAGGATGATCAATTAAATCAAATCGCTACTGGAATAAAAATAACAGGAACACAAATAGGACAGGACAAAGTTAGTCAAATAACGACAATAATTACGGGACAACTGGTTAGCCTTAGAAGAAGCGTAGGAGATACTTTTAGGGTAGACTTAGATGGTTCAAGTTCGTATACATTACTATTAACACAAAACGGTGTAGAAAACATAATTAAAGTTAATGGTGGTTCTTCTAACACGATAACTATAAATCAAGGCAATTAATGAAACGTTTATTATTACCAGCTCTATTAGTTTTATTTAGCGTTCCGTTAGTTCTACAGCTCACACCATTAGAAATATTAAAGTTAAAAACTTTTGATGCATTAGTTACTGATCAAAAACCATCAGGTTATTTTACAATTTTAAATATTACAGAAGAAGACATAACTACTGAGGGCGGTTATCCATTATCACGACAAACTTTAGCTCAGATACAAATCAACTTATTAAGAAAAGGCGCAATAGGTGTAGGCTGGGTTGTTGCTTTTCCGCAACCAGATAGATTTGGCGGAGATTTTGAATTTACAGAATCATTAAGTTTTGCACCTAGTGTACTAGCTATGTATGAAAATAACACAGACTCATACCCACCCACAACAGGCACAGTTATCTTAGGTGAAGATATAGGGGGTATAGTTTCTCAGGGTGTTGTAGAAAATATAAATATATTAAAACAAAATGCAAGTCAAGGGCTAGCTGTGGCTAGAACTGATATAGATAATTTAGTCCGCAGACTACCTTTATTAATGCGCACACCAGAAGGTTGGGTTCCAGCATATGGCACAGAAGTATTAAAAATATTAGCTGGTGCAGACACCTATGTAATTAAAACAAATCAAAACGGTTTAGAAGAAATACGTGTAAAAGGTTTGCCTTCTGTTCCTGTTGATTCATTAGGTCGTAAATGGGTGAGTTGGGTTGACACACCACAAACAGATTTAGGTGAAATGAATGTAGAAAACAAATTTGTTTTTGTAGGGTTTACAGCTAAAGGCATTATGCCTCAACTTGCGACACCTGTTGGTTTATTAGAACCACATAAAATACAGGCAGCACTTGCCGAATCTATATTGATAGAAAATAGTCCACGAATACCAGACTATTCATTAGCTGTAGAGCTAATTACACTATTGATAACTGTTTCTTTGATATGGTTTATAGTCCTTAATATGGGCATAACCTCAGGTATTATACTAAGTACCTTTATATCGCTCCTAACAGTCCTTTCTGGGCTTTATATGATACGTAAAGGTATACTTATTGACGTAACTTGGACATTAATTTCTCAAATACTCACAGGAAGTATAGGTTTCTATTTAAATTTCCGTACACAGTTTAAACTTCGACAAGAAATTAAAAAACAATTTGAGCATTATCTTGATCCAGCACAAGTCAAAAGATTACAGGATCAACCTGAGTTATTAAAACTCGGTGGTGAAAAAAGATACTGTACTTTTTTATTCACAGATGTACGTGGGTTTACTGCCTTGTCTGAAACACTAGAACCAGAAGAAGTAACATATATTATGAACCAAGCTTTGACTATACAGCAACAAGCAGTACAGAAACATGGAGGAATGGTGGATAAGTATATTGGGGATGCAATGATGGCTATCTTTAATGCTCCTCTTGATTTAGAAGACCATGAAAACAAAGCTGTAATTGCAGCGATAGAAATACAAAAGAACATAAAAGAAGCAGACATAGATGTAGCTATAGGGGTTGGAGTAAACACTGGTTACGCTGTTATAGGGAACATGGGTAGTGAATCACGATTTGATTATACAGCTATAGGAGACGCAGTAAACACTGCAGCAAGATTAGAAAGTGCAACTAAAGAAGTTGGTGAAGATATATTAATCGGCGAGAATACTAAAAAAAGTTGTGGAATTAAGTTAAACTTACTAGAACCTATAAAGGTGAAGGGGAAAAAAGACCCTTTAATTATATACACATGGCGAGGTAAACATGAAAGCATTACTTAAAAATTTAGTTGGTACAGTAGCTCCAACACTAGGTCAGGCATTAGGTGGACCAATGGGAGGGATGGCTGCAAATATGATTGCAGATGTACTTGGTTGTAAAAACGAACCTAAAGAAATACAAAAAGCAATAGATAATGCTACACCTGAACAAATGCTTCAATTGAAAAAGGCTGAAACAGAGTTTGAAATCAAAATGAAAGAACTAGAAGTAGATGTGTTTAAGTTAGAAACAGCCGATATACAAGACGCAAGAGGCAGGTTTAGTAAAGACTGGACTGCTCGTATTATAGGTATATTTGTTGTAGGGGGATTCATGGGGTATATCTTTTTAGTAACTATCCAACCTCCAGAGCAAAACTCAGAAGCTTTAATTAATCTTGTTCTTGGTTATTTGGGTGGACTAGCTTCAGCTATTATTAGCTTTTATTTTGGGGCATCTAATACACCAAACAAAGATGACTAAGATGAATATATCTGAAGAAGGTTTAGCTCTTTTAAAAAAATTTGAAGGATGTGAGTTAAAAGCTTATCAAGACTCTGTTGGAGTATGGACAATAGGATACGGACACACCAAAGAAGTTAAAGAAGGCGATCAAATAAATAAAGATGAAGCAGAACATTTACTAGCAGAAGAAATGCCAGAGTATGAAGGGTATATTAACAGTTATGTGGACGTGCCTTTAGAACAAAATCAGTTTGATGCGTTAACTTGTTGGGTGTACAATCTTGGACCAACAAATCTTAGAAACTCTACGCTTTTAACAGTTTTGAATCAAGAAAGATACACTGATGTTCCTAGAGAAATTAAAAGATGGAACAAAGCAGGAGGCAAAGTCTTAAAAGGCTTAATAAGAAGAAGAGATGCAGAAGCTCTTTTGTTTGAAGGGAAAAATTGGTATGAGGTGTAGTTATGGCATTAAACAAATTTATATTTAGACCTGGAATTAATAGAGAAGGAACTGATTACGACAATGAGGGAGGGTGGTTTGACGCAAATCTAATACGGTTTAAAAATGGCAGAGTACAGAAAATTGGAGGTTGGGCAAAAGATACTTTAGCCACCTATGTAGGTAAGGCAAGAGCACTTCATGCTTGGGTTTCAGTAGAGGGAACAAAATATCTAGGAGTAGGAACTACTTTTAAATACTATGTTAAACAGGGAACAAATTTTGATGATGTTACCCCAATAAGAAAAACTAGTACAAACAGTATTACTTTTGCAGCAACTGATGGCTCTTCAACAATAACAGCAACAGACTCAAGCCACGGAGCTGTGGTTAATGATTTTGTAACTATTTCTGGTGCTGTTTCTTTAGGTGGCTTAATTACTGCAACAGTTTTAAATCAAGAATATCA